TTAAACATTATATAATATTATTATAAAAAAAGTTATACCTTGATTACAGAATTATTCGCATCTGTATATATTTTTTTAATGTCTAAGGAATTAGTATTGATATTCATATTGTGATTATCAATTAATTGCTCTTGTGTTGGGTATGGATTTTGACTAATAGGTTGTTGTTTACCAATGAAATTGAAGTAGCCTAAATTTAACCCAGATTGTACGCCTCGACCTAAATTTGTTATTTCTTGGAAAAAACCGCCGTGTTGTTTTACGCGTTTTGCGGTTTTATGTTTTTTACCACCATTAATTGGTGGTTTCATTAATATATCGTCTGTGGTAGATTTGGGTGTGTCTATTCCGCCGACTACTATACCATTTTTGCTCAAAGAAAAATGATTTGACATAGTCGCCCCGTGTGTATTTAAACCTTGGTTACCTTGAACACCCGGCCACGATCGTATATCTCCACCATCCCATGGATATCCAATTGGTCCATTTATAGAACTACCACCTTTCTTTATATTTATGCGTTTGTTCCGTCTAACATGTTTTTTTCTAGTACCGCCGGCTATTGCTCTACTGGCTGATCGTCTAGATGCTACTGCCCGACTAATTCCTCTTTTTATGGCTGACATCACTCCTGATTTTCCGCGTTTAATCGTTTTATGTTTTGTAGATTTGCTAATATCATCATGTTGTATAGTTCGATGTCGCATACTATTTTTCATTGTATAATATATATACAGAAATTATTAAATGTCTACATGAGTTAATAAGTGACGTCTACAACACATTTTGTTTAAACGTAACTTGTCTAAAACATGCCCTTCTGGCGTTTTATCAACGTAATCTTCCGTTAAATATATGACCTTATCTACATCCATACCTTGTGCCATTTTTAATCGTCTTACTTCTCTTTGATAATATTCATATTTATTGCCAATTACTTTTCCACATGTAAAACACTTTACTGGTATAATCATCTTAATTTATATATATAATATAATAGTTTATATATAAATCAATTTTTTTAATATTATAATTTTGGGCAACCTTTTCCAATACACTTGTTTCTAAAATAATAGTAATCCATATCTTTTGTTTTACCATTTCCATCTCTTCTGAAAGTCGGACCGTTAATATCGCCTGAATGACATGAATCAACACCATCTATTTTAGCATACACACAACATGTGGTTGCTAAACAATTATCTTTAGTAAGCTCACTACAGCTTGTTTGTAGTTTGGGACGGTTGCCTTCATGACTTTTACAAAAACCTTGTTCCATGTTATTAAAACTTTCAATATCTACGATTTTTTCTATTTGTCGATTCTTTATAGGTAATAAATCAAATTCTATAATTGCGAAAAATATAATTAGCCCCATAATAATAACAGCTACTGTAATCATAAGAGGGAACATATTTACGAGTGGATTATTCGTATGTGTAGCTAAAGATACATCCATATATACTATTTTTATATAATAAATTTATTCTATTATTTCCATTATTTCAATACCGACGCTAGTTTTGACCTTTTTATGTTGCGTTTTGTTTTTATGAATTTCTTGGTGGCACTTATCACAAACTGTTACTAGGTTAGCGGGATGATTTTTATGAAAATGATTAATCATGTTATTTTTATCTGCTCTTTCTTGATGTTGTAAATGATGAACTTCTGTGCCCATCTCTTTTTTACATAATTCACATGTATCCATGATTTTTTTACTATTAAAATGCGATGTTTTTTTGGATAGGATACCGTCTTCTTTTTTATACTTTCGTCTTATTTCATATGCCACATCTAAAAAGTCATCTGGTAGATGTAAAGATTTACATACTTCTAGTCCATACATACTTTCACCAGGCCCATCACGTAATAATCGGTCATATATTAAGACATCTTTTTCCTTGTTATATATAACGGTCATATGCTTAATAATTAATTGGTTCATATTACGTATTTCTTCGAAATCTACTATTTCATGTAAATGTGTGGCAAATATAGCACTTGTTTTTTTATTATGAAGTGTATTTAAACCAGAAACAAATATACTCACTGCTGATTCATGCTCTGTACCTGAGCACAATTCATCTCCTAATATTAAGCTACTTTCATTTGCCATATTTAATATAACACGTAATTCTGACATTTCAACCGCAAAGGTAGATAAGCCTTTAAATAAGTTATCATTACCCAATATTCTAGTGAAAATACCTGTATAAGGTACGAATTCGAATTGTTCACATGGTACATAAAGACCAGATTGTGCCATGATTAAATTTATACCCACTGCGCGAATAATACTGGTTTTACCAACCGCATTTGTTCCATACAATAGCATGATATCTTTGTCCATTCCAATACTAATATCATTTGATACATATAATTCGTTTGTATTTAATTGTTCAATTAATGGATGTCTAATTACCTTTGCGTTTATGTACGATTTCTTACCATGACGCACAATTGGTTTGTAATATTTATATTTATCTGCTATATAACACTTGTTTTGTAACAAATCTAGCATGGATGTAAAGCTAACTAAATTGAATAATCCTTGGTCATGTATTTCTAAGTTTGTAACAAATTTACTGAATTCAACGCTGATCAATCTACTCATTTCTTGTTTAGATTGGGTAATATCACTACATATTTTAGTAATAATATCATTTGTAATGCTTACATTTGTGCCGGATGCCATACTAGTATGAATAACAGTACACATATCAAACGTATCGTTGCTGCCATCCACATTTGTAAACTGTAGTTGTAGCTTATTGTCAGCAGTCTGAAGTTGTTGTTTTAATAAATTACAACGTCTATTTGTACATACTAGTGATATGCCGGATTTATCGGTTTCGTGTATTTTTACATAGTCTGATTTAGTACTCTTCTCTCCCTTTGCTATCAATGTATCAAAGTAAATACGGATAGACTCTAGTTTGCTTTTACTGTTTTCGAATATTTTAACTTGGTTATCAAGTTCAATATTAACGCCTGGTTTAATAAAGTTAACGTCTGTCTCGGTTGAAGTAAGGTCACGACATAAATCGATCATAAAGGTACGATTTAATTGATTAGTAAGGTCATCGCACAATGTAAGCACGTTCATTTCCATATCTGTTTCGAAGTATTCATGTAGTATTATATCATCATTAACAAACGAGAATAAATTTCGAATAACAGAGAGATTTTCATAAAAACAAAAAATATTATGTGGACTAACACGTTTTAAATAAATTTGTCGAATAAACTTCTCCATGTCCTTTATATTTTTCAAGTCACTGCGCCATACTTTCCATTGAATATTATTTAATAAATACTCAGTTATATTGTAGCTCTTTTCCATAACAATATGATTTGTGGTTGGATGTAATATGCTATGTTTAAAACTACGTATACCCATGGGCGTGATACAGTTATTCAAAAAATTACTAACAGACGATAGTTTTCCTTTGTATGTATGATCATCAATTATGTTTAATTGTTGTAAGCTGTGATTTGCTAATAGCATGCGCTCGGTTTTATTTTCTATACACGGCTCATGAATTTTATGTATTAAGTTAGGATTATGCTCAAATACAAAGTTTAATAAATACACATAACTTTGAATCGCATATGTGAATTCTAGACTACTATTAAATAAAGATTCGCTTGTATTAGTCGGGAAAAATTTGTTTAAAATCTCAGTTTGATATGTTTGTTTTTCGGCATTTTTTACGCGACTATCGTTAGAATTTAACTTGTGAATTTTACGACCTTCTATCTTTACATAATTAATTATATCGTCTACTTTTGATTCTTCTATATTTGAAATTAAAATGGTTTCATTCGGAGTATAGGTACTGATAAACCGTTCAAGTTCGTCGAATGTAGTTGGGTTATGTATATTTTCAGTGATTACTTCATAAAACGAGCTCTTCCCAGTAAAATTGTCGATTGTTGACATACCAATAATAATATTGCCATTCTTGTGTAATCGTGTTTTATTATTACGATGAATCCAAACACAACACAAATTATTTGATATTACTTCATTATTTACTGAAAAAAAGGTTCCAGGTGAGTAGATACCCATTAGGCTTCTTGTAGTATTCGAGGTTGGTGAATCCTGATTGTAGACAACCGCCGTATATCCGTTATTTTGTATCTTGTCAATATATTTATCTATCATGTAGTCGCGAAATCCAAGCATCATTATATCTTCCGTTTTTTTAGCAGATGCTAATTCGGTAAAACGTTTAAACTCAAGAACTTGCTCTTCTGTAATAGTTTTAGTTATAGGATCTACTGTTGTGTAAACCTCGAAAAAGGCACCAACCTGAAACAATAATAATGTTTTATTGCCATATTTCTCTCTGTATTCGATTACCAATTTGAAATATTGTTTTAACATGGACATGCTATATCACTTAATAAGTATAAAGATTCGTATTTATATTTATTTGGTTTACTATAAAGATATGTATATGTTATATCATAGTTTACTACGGATTTACAAAGTTGTGTAACGCGATATCTGTATTTATATTATTTATATCACCCGCCAAAATGGTCTGCTCGTATAATGTTCGCAATACTTCGTTGGGAGCAGTAGATCCGATCTTGATTAAGTTTTTATCATATAAATATTTTTTTACTTCGCTCATCGGTTTTTGCTTTAAAATGCCATGCTCTTTCATGATCTTTCTTCTAGTAGAGTTATTTTTAATTAACACTGATATTTTTTGTCCGTGACGTCCTAACTTAAACGTACTTTTCTTGGTTTTTCTAGTGACTTGTTTAATCTTTTTACACGTGTGATTATGTTTTGGCACATTATTTTCTTTATAATTACGAATATTCCACTGAGTAATAGATGGATTCTTTATCGTTTTATTATGATACTCTCTATAGGTAGGCTTAACACCTCCTTTTAAACATCCATATGGAGGGGATGGATTTGGTTTATTATGTATTATTGATACTGGAGCTGGGTATATATTTTTATTTTGTAAAACCGATTCTGCGTTAATATTAGCTGTATGCGACGACTTATTCGGGGTACTTATCTGCGTACGTGGCATTGTCTGTGTAATGGGTTGTATATCTACATCCGGTTGCTTATTTTGCGAGGTAGGAGGTAATCGTTGTGTAGAGGACGCATGTTGTACGCTATTTGAAGCGGACGTACCGCGTGATCCTTCTATAATAGTCGTCGATGGTATTTTATTAGCATCCGTCATGGCAAGTGACATAGTTTGTTTATTTTCATTGTTCATGTTATTTAATTTTAGCGCAGGCTTATCAAAATCAGATGGTAAGTCAACAGATATAAGATGTTCGCTTGACACAGAGTGATTTTTATTAGTTATCGGTACACTTCGTTTTTGTGTTTTATTTTGTATTGCGTTCTTCTTGTTTAACTTGTGTTGTGTATGTTTATCGTGTAGTTTATTTAAGTAATCTAATGATTCCATAAATGTATGTTGAAAATCATCGTCTAAAGGTTCCTCATCCACCTTTTTAGTAGGCCTAATTTTTTCGTTTTGTTGGTGTAATTTAATTTTCTCAAGTAGTTTCTTTTTTAATACATTTGGTTTTATCACACCGATTGGCTTTTCCTTTTTGGGGACGTTGTTTTTTCTAGTTTTATTCGACAATACCAGATCATTAAATAGAATCGTTTTTTTTTCAGATGACATATTATATTTTTATAAAATAAAGTGATCAATTTAACAATATAAGGTATTATATAATTGTTTTTGTCTATACAAATCCGTTTGTTTCTTTTCCGCATTGCTGTTTTTTTTATAATTTTCAAATCCTTTTTCTAAATCCCTACATATAATTTTCGTTTTTTCTTCTTTGGGTAAGCAAAACACTCTTCTACTATGCGCTATTTTCACTTTTGAAAATAATACCTCCATATCGCGTCCATAATATGTAAAATATTCACGGTGTTTTTCAAACCACTGATCACTTAGCGGTTCTTTTAACGACCAGCCGCAATCATGTATTTGTTTTTCAAATATACGCCGCAACTCAGTCGCATTATATTCATCTATCTTAAATTTCCATGTAAATCGTGATTCCAACCCAGGATTATAGCTAAAAAAGCAATCATGTATCTCCTTTTCGTAACCAGCAATGATACACATAAAGTCTTTTTTATGGTCACTTAATGCCTCGCAAATAGTATCTATACTTTCTTTCGCAAATGAATCGTCATTATCTTTATTACCTAATGCATATGCTTCGTCAATAAAGAGAACACCACCAATACATTCTTTAATAACCTGTTTTGTTTTAAGAGCGGTTTGGCCTAAAAAACCTGCGATTAGATTGTCTCGTGTTACCTTTTTAAATACATTTGAACTTAGCATACCTAAATTACTAAATACCTTGCCAATTATTTTTGCTAGTTCAGTCTTACCCGTACCAGGTGGACCATATATAACCGTGTGCATATAATCAGAATTGTTTGGAGAGATTTTATGAAGATCTTGAATAAAATATATAATTTGATCTACTATAGTTTCTTTAACGGATTGGATTCCAATCATAGCCTCCAGTTCTAATAAATATGGTTTAATTGCGTGTAACGATTTCATATTGATATTATACTCAATGTTATCCGCGGCTGGATATTTATCGCATAATTTAATTAAATCATTTAACACGTTAATCGGTTCATCCACGTTCACATATGTCTTAACAATATCACTATTCGTATCTATATCGGCATAGACACAATTGGTTATTGTTGGAGAAATAATGGTTGACATGCCTGAAAATAATGGCGTATTATAATCACGATAAAATTCATTTTCAGTATCGTTTAATATACGATCTAATAGTTTATTACGGGTACTATATGTATGTATATTGTTTGTATGTACTAATAACTTAGAATCTAAACTAGAAATAAGTTTATTAGTTGTTTTCATTGTATGTAATAACAATCACCGGTTTATATTATTTTTATAGAATTTAATAATGTAGTTATTATTTTTTAATTATACGTGTAATTAAAAAATAATTGATGTTTAAAATAGTTTATAAACTGATTTAAATATTAAAATGTCGTTCCAAGCTAAGGAATTTTCAAATGATTTACACCATAAATATATGGATACACCGTGGTCGGTGATTGAATCTTATTTCAAAGATCAACATTTATCACAGTTAGTAAGACATCAGTTAGAATCGTATAATAATTTTGTAAATTATCAAATTCAAAAAACAATAGACATGTTTAATCCAGTTCAAATATGTAGCGAGCAAGACTACGATAGAGAATCGGGTAAATATAGTTTAGAAATATATATCACATATGAGAACTTTCATTTGTATCGTCCACAAATTCATGAAAACAATGGCGCTTCTAAAATAATGTTTCCACAAGAAGCAAGATTAAGAAACTTTACATATGCGTCAATGATGACAATCGATTTAAATATTAAATATATCGTTCGTAGCGGGCCTAATTTAGATAACAGTCAAACATTTTATAAAGTGATCCCGAATGTTCACATTGGTAAGTTACCTATTATGCTTAAATCATGTATATGCGTATTAAAACAATATCAACATGTGAATGAAAATGTCAGTGGGGAATGTAAATTCGACGCAGGTGGGTACTTTATTATTAACGGTAGTGAAAAAACAGTTCTTGGTCAAGAAAGAGCAGCAGAAAATAAAGTATATTGTTTTAATGTTAGTAAAAATAACAATAAATGGAACTGGATGGCGGAAATAAAGTCAGTGCCAGATTTTAAATGTATTAGTCCGAAACAGATTAATATGATGATTGCTAGCAAAAATACTGGGCTTGGGTCAAGCATTTATATTCAGATTCCACGATTAAAGCAACCAGTTCCATTATTTATTGTATTTCGTGCGTTAGGCATTATTTCAGACAAGGAAATTTGTGAAAAGATTATATTGAATCTGGATGATACAAAATATAAATTAATGAAAAATGGATTGAAAGGAAGTATAATTGAATCGAATAAAATTATGACGCAAGAAGACGCAATTAAATATTTAATGACTCATACTATGTTTACTCCAATTAATATGGATAAGGAGTCAGGTCTCCGAAAGAAACGTGATTTTACCTTAGATATATTAAACAATGACCTATTTCCGCATTGTCATGACATGACCCAGAAAATTTACTTCTTAGGATATATGACAAACAAATTGTTACAATGTAGTTTAGAATGGATTCAACCAGATGATCGAGATTCTTATTTGAACAAACGTATTGATTTAACTGGAACTCTTCTTAATAATTTATATCGCAATTATTTCAACAAATTGGTAAAAGATATGCAAAAGCAAATTATTCGTGAAATTAATAATGGCTCATGGCGTTCGACCGAAGATTACTTGAATATTATTAATACTACAAATATATATAAAATTGTGAAATCAACTACTATCGAAAATGGATTGAAACGCGCATTGTCGACCGGAGACTTTGGTATTAAAAATGTGAATAGTAATAAGGTAGGTGTTGCTCAAGTACTTAATCGATTGACATATGTATCCAGTTTAAGTCACCTTCGTCGTATCAATACTCCAATTGATAAAAGTGGTAAATTGATTCCACCACGTAAATTACATAATAGCTCATGGGGGTTCTTATGTCCTGCCGAGACACCAGAAGGCGCAAGTGTAGGTGTAGTTAAGAATTTAAGTTACATGACACATGTTACGATTCCTAGTAATAGCAGACCGGTTCATGAATACATCTTGCCACATATTATTCCTCTTAGTAATTTATCGCCATCTGAACTAGATAATCGGGTAAAGATATTTGTAAATGGAGCCTGGTTAGGTGTTAGCGATGATCCATACAATTTATTTAAAACATTTCAAGAAAAAAAACATAATGGTATCATTAATATCTATACTTCAATTGTATTTGATTATAAAAATAGTGAGATCCGGATTTGTAATGACGCAGGTAGACTAATTAGGCCGGTCCTTCGTGTAGTTGATAACAATATATTGTTACAACCCCATATTGTAGATAAAATTAAATCAGAAGAATTAGAATGGAACGATTTGTTAACAAACACAAAAATAGCAAATTCAATTATCGAATATATTGATCCGGAGGAACAAAGCTATAGCATGATAGCAATGAAACCAAGAGATCTCTACAAGACAACTCAGTTTATATATAAATATACTCACTGTGAAATTCATCCAAGTACGATCTTTGGTATTATCGCATCTTGTATTCCATTTCCGGAACATAATCAAAGCCCTAGAAATACATATCAGTCTGCCATGGGTAAACAAGCAATGGGAATGTATGTTACTAATTTCGACAGTCGTATGGATAAAACAGCATATGTATTAAGTTATCCAGCACGTCCATTAGTAGATACCAGACTAATGGGTATGGTACATTTAGATAAAATACCAGCAGGTTCACCCGTAATCGTGGCTATTATGACACACAGTGGGTATAATCAGGAGGATAGTTTATTATTTAATCAAGGCTCGATTGACCGAGGTTTATTCCAAGCAACTATTTATCACACAGAAAAAGACGAAGACAAAAAAATTAATGGCGACGAAGAAATTAGATGTAAGCCAGATGTCACTAAAACAAAAGGTATGAAATATGGAAATTACGATAAAATTACTAACGCTGGTATTATTCCAGAGAATACATTACTAGAAAACAATGATGTTATTATAGCTAAAGTTGTGCCTATTAAGGAAAATCGTAATGATCATACAAAAGTTATAAAGTATGAAGATTTAAGTCGAACATATCGAACACACGAAGAATCATATATTGATAAGAATTTCATTGATAGAAATGGTGATGGATATAATTTCTGTAAAGTTAGAGTTAGAACAGTACGAAGGCCAGTCATCGGAGATAAATTTAGCAGTCGTCATGGTCAAAAAGGTACGATTGGTAATATCATTCCCGAATGTGACATGCCATTTACATCATCTGGGTTAAAGCCAGATATCATTATTAATCCACATGCGATTCCGTCTCGTATGACAATTGGTCAACTAAAAGAAACGTTGTTAGGAAAGGTTTTAGTAGAACTAGGACTCTTTGGCGATGGAACGTCGTTCGGTGAATTATCGGTTGAGACGATTCGTAAAGAATTAACACGAATTGGTTATGAAAGCAATGGCAATGAGCTCATGTATAATGGATTAACTGGTCAACAGATTGAAACTAGCATATTTATTGGGCCAGTATTTTACCAACGTCTAAAACATATGGTTAGAGATAAACAACATAGCCGTTCAATTGGACCAATGGTCAATCTTACTAGACAACCCGCTGAAGGTAGAAGTCGTGATGGGGGCCTACGTTTTGGTGAGATGGAACGTGACTGTATGTGTTCGCATGGAGCGTCGCGATTTACAAGAGGCCGGTTGTACGACGCATCAGATAAATACCAAGTAAATGTATGTAAAAAATGTGGAATGATTGCCGCATTTAATGACAAATTACAAATTCATGTTTGTAAAACTTGTGATAATCGTGTCGATTTTAATTATGTTGAAATACCGTATGCTTGTAAATTACTATTTCAAGAATTACAAACAATGAACATTGCTCCGAGAATTATGACATAACAACTTATCATGTTTGTAAATTTGTACTTTTAGCAATTTTATACTAGAAATATTTTTTTATATGAGAATTATATATACATGTCTTTCTGTGGAAATCAAAATAATAATCTTTCTTATGTTGCTGCTGGTAGACCTGGCATTTCATTGGGATTGCTAGGTGGCGGGTCTAATGGCAATTCTGGTTCCGGTATGATAGGTGGATCCGTTAGAGGAAGCATGCGATACATATTACAAAAGGCATGGAATGGTAGTGCTGCGAGTGGATCTGTGAATGGATTAAATGTGGCAGTCACTCCATTTCGCGCGGTCAACAATGCTGGAGATTTATTAAATCGTCAATATTATACATCGGGTGGTTCTAATCAAATTAAAACCGGACGTATACGTCTTGCGTCAAACCAGTCCGGCTATATTTTAGGAGGAAGTATATTTGCCAATCCAGATAGTACTGGAGTGCCTAGTGCCAACACAAATGTTAAGTGGGTATACGATGGATCGGACTATACTACATTTAAAAAACAACAAGCCGTTAATCGATCTTTCAACGATTATAGTTTTGGCGGATCTAACAATGGAGCATTTTCCGCATTAAAACACGTTCGTCACTAAGTTATTTCACTAACCACTATAAATATTTTTTATATATAATATATAGTATATAGTATATATAAAATGCCTGGTCTTCAATTTACATATAACAGTAGTCTAGATACCTTCAATGGTCCTGCGGATCAAGGTATTTTAATAAAAAATCGTGGCAATAATGCTAAACTAAGTGCTCCGATGGCTATGCCCCAAAAATTTTATCCATCTGCGGGAGATTCAATGTTTTCGAATGCTAGACATACATACATACAAGATGCTGGTGGGGGGTATATAACACATGGACATAATGACGCGTCTCAATATACTGCTCTTAAAACACTGACTGCGATTGGCAAATCAAGCACAATTGGTATAACGGAAGCAAATCCATTATCGTTTAGAGCGCAGGATACTACGAGTAGAAAAACGGCACTTAGAAGATGTAGATCTGGTGGTTGTGTTGCGCCAAAGAAAAAAGGAGCTATAGAAAATAATTTCAAATCGGGAGGAGGTTCCAATATATCTAGTTCTGGTAATAGACAAATAATAGTTGGTTAACGTCTTATGTTATGGTATATAGTTGTATGATTGTTTAGCAAAATTTCGAATAAATAATGTGTTCGTGGTTCAGGTATTCTCTCGTGAACAATATCAACTATACATTGGCAAAGCTTCTATAGCCGCCTTCACGATATATAGGACGTCGTCCTCACAGATGATATATTATGTTATTGCTAAATTGTATTTTTTTATAATCAAAATATATAACCGATGAATAGATATCTCGTCGAATTTTTAGGAACCCTCTTCTTTCTTTACGTAATTCTAGCCACTAATAACGCGGTGGCAATTGGTGCGGCATTAGCAATTGCTATATTAGTAGGTGGACCAATATCTGGAGGTAATTTTAACCCAGCCGTATCAGTTATGATGGTATCCGCCGGGAAATTGCCAAATGCCGAATTACTTCCATATGTCTTATCTCAAGTCGCTGGTGGTTTAGCTGCGTTAGAACTATATAAACGTGTCCAGCTTTAGATTACACAAATTATATAATATTTTCTTTAAATATTATATAACATGGATGATTCAACATATACTCAATCGTCCGATATGACACCACAGAAAAAAACTTTAAGTGAATCGGCTACAGATGCTTTATCCGGCGCTAAGAATTGGTTTAGTGGATTATTTTCTAAACCCGAACAAACTGATGCTACAATTGAGACTGAACCAGAAAATGTTTCTGTTGGGGGGAATAAAAAAAGATCCCTACATAGACGGATACGTTCTAAAAAAATGAAGGGGGGTAAAGTTACATCCAGAACTCATACTCATAACGGAAAAAAATGTACAATTCAACATAATAAGCACCGATCCACGAAAACAATGTCAAAACGTCGTGGTAGTACTCACAAACGAAGACGAATGTAAACTATTATTTTTTACATATAAGGAGTAATATGTAAAAAACGACTACATTACTAGAGTTTGTTAATTTCTCTCTTTAATTCGTTTCATAATGTTTAACAAGAGATAGATTCCCAAAACACTCATGGAAGCGTAAAACAGTTGTACACCCAAGTCGTCTGGTATATGTTTTCTGGTTCGATTTGTAAATGCTTCTCTACATTGTTGTCCTGTTATCGGATTATTGTTATATTTGGGTTTAAAGTCACATGGGTTCATATTTTGTAGATCAGTTGTAGTCACATGACGTGTTTCTGTACCAGCGTTATTATTCACGTCAATAGTTTCTAAAGTTATTTCTTGACATTCGGGTTGAGCACCTGTCATGAATGCTTGGAATATAAGCATCGGATTCATTGCGGATAAATTGCTCATGGTTCCAGGTACTAAACCTTCAAAATTTGAAAAATTCATGCCGGATGCGGAACTAATAAATGGGATCGACCCATTTGGTAGATTATTTACATACATGTATCTATCGACTACTTCGCCAGAGGCTTTATCTTTACATGTTGCTGGTGTTTTTAAGAAAAACTTATTCCCTAATGGTCCGCCTGTTTTCGACGCTCCACCGGTACCACTAACTAATAACTCTACATAATTAATTAACCCAGCTACATCTGTTGCTATAGTAGATATACTACCGTTTGTACTCATTCCCATTTCGCTTGGGGATTTTATTTGCTTCCAATATTGGTAATCTGGTCCTAATATTTCTTGTTCTACATTTTGTGCGTTTGATAATACGTCCTGGAAAAAATTTGACATACAATATAGATATATATATTCAACATATAAATTTATATTATTGTTCACGTTATATTTACATTATTATATTGGGTTACTTGGCCAGATTACTTTACTAATTGGATGGCATATTAAATGTACTCGGATTCGTGTCGACCAGAGCTTGGTTTTTTTTACTTTCCTTTTGGTTGGTTGGACTCATTGATTGCATTAGACTAGAGATGACTTGCTTATTTTTATCTATCTCAATGGTATTCTTATTAACCGTATCCTTTAATCCAGACAGCTCATCTATTTTTTGTTTTAATACTTCAATGTTTGCTGCATTTTTATTTGCTAAAATTAATACGTTATCGGAATAGTTTTGATACTGTCCGGTAGCTCCTTCTATAATTGTTGGTTTAGTGAAATATAGTATCACGGAATGTACAATAAGAGTTATAAAAAATATGTTCAAAATATTAATAATCATTTATATATTATTGGTATTTTTTCTTTTAGATACATTATTTTTTTTTATGGTAGTTATTTTTCTTTCTGTACTATATACTGATAATGTCTAAACCCATTAATATGAGTTATTCTAATACTTTAATATCTGCGCAACAACCAATTCAACAATATAAACATAGTTCATCTGCTGGAATAATTGGTGGCATGAGTCGTCCAAATGTAAATCTAGGTCATAATCCAACCACAACTCCTGAAGAGAATTATAACAATGCTATACAATTTATTGGCCCATTTAGTAGACCGTATCCTATGAAACATTGGAGAAGACAATTAAATATGAATAATAACCGTGGCAAAAGTGCGATTTCCATTAGTGTGGTAGATCGTCCAGGCGGAACTGTATTTAGGGGGTACACTGGTCAAGACGGATGTACATGCGAAGATTCAAATGATAATTTATACATTACATTTGACGATAAATTTTTACAATCGCCCTATAAGAGTATTAAACCGTCCAGTTCAATACCTTTGTCCGAAGATACACATGTTAATAAAATTCAAAACAATGGCGCTATTCAAGTGGGCCCGGTAGATGGTACAAATAGCTATGAAATTCAGACGGGTATATACAATACCAAGAATATCTGCTGTACTCCAGAAAATAATATTATTAAATCGGCAGTTACATTATTAAGTAAATCATATTATAGTGATTCTAAAGCATATTTAAAAGCCAGATGTAAGTTATATGATCAAAAACAAACTATACAGGAAATATCTGGAAATACATACGACTCGCCTATTATATCAAACAATAGCGTAGAATTCAAAACAAATAATTGTTCTTATCCGTCACAAACAGGTAAAACAAATACGTGTAACGTATCTATCTATAAACCAAGCAATGCTCAATTTGCGACACGAGGCGCGGTTGATAATGGAACTAGATTGGCCAAATTAAAGTATGATACTATAACAAAAAATGGTTCTTCATTTGCTTCCGCATGGGGACAACAAGGTGCGAACGCTGGTAAATATCACGGAACATCGACTAGTCCGTATTTTTTAAAAAGTAAATATCAAGCGCCAGTGGCATACAGACGAAATGGTCAAAATATGTCATGTACTCAATCTGGAAAAAATTGTGAAACCAGTCAAACTTTGCCTTCTTTTTGGGGATCTATAAATTAGTTACACACGTCTGACAAATCAAACACTTCTTTAGTTAACGATCGATCGGCCAATATTTGTTTCGTTACATCTTCTATCTCATCATCTAGTTCATTCTCTTTGTCTTCGTCCTCTTTATTTTCTTCATTATTTTTGTCTTCGTCATCGTTCACATTGTGTTCATCAGTCATGTCACACGTATTCACGATATTATCACGGATGGTTTCTTCATACTCGACAGTAGTAATATTTTCATTGTTATTATTATTCGTGTAAGTATTATCCTCGTCATTTTCGTCATTTTCGTCATTTTCGTCATTTTCGTCATTTTCGTCATTCTCATCCATCTCATTCTCACAAGATTGTTTAAGATCGTTATTCGAAGAGAATGTATTTGTGTTTTCATTTTTTTCAATTTTAATAGTCGTACTTGGAAACATAGAAGTAGTCGTAATTTTACTAATATTACTAAATATGATGTCGCTTAGCGTTATACAAATCGCAGTAAGTATGGGCTGTTCATGTCGGACGTAAATATGATTTTTGTATCCATTTATAGAGTCAGATAATGTTAACATACACGTACATGTGATGATTAATACACTACTTATAATAGTCAATATAATACACGTGATCCCAAGTAGCTGATGAAACAATAGTAGAGACACAGTTTCCACTAGACCACTTATTGAGGTTTGTATGTCGGTATATTGTCTAGACATATTAGGTTATGATAATTAATATCATTTAATGTTTATTTATAAGATCAATTTTTTACAAATAGAGCTTGATTATTTCTATTTGTAAAAATATTATGTTATATCATATCTGGTACATTACGCTTGTACGAACGCACGAAGACCTTCCACTGTGCGTGGACCATCAAATTGTTTTGTTTCTCCATTATCGTCTACCATTATAACGGTTGGAAACCCCTTAATATTGTATTTCTCTATGTCACTACCAGCATCATTCATTTCAACCTTTCTTAATCTCACTGGTCCAGTATATGATTGAACAAAGTTATCCCATTCCGGAGTAAAACGTTTACAATGACCACAATTATGCATATAATAATAGGTACATGACGCAGGATTTCCAAAACTCTCCATTTTTGGCTTTATTTTTGAAATATATATGTAATATATAATATATAGAACAATATACACTATAATACTGATAATAAACACCTTTAATGTAAATGAGACGTTATTAAGCATCTTGAATAATTTATTCATTATATATTATACGAATATAAATATTTTGTCATAATATATTTTTCAGGATTATTTTTTATAGCTCTCCGATAAAAATATTAGAATTTGCCAATGTTTTATTGTGAGGTATACCATATTTCTCGCACCACTGAATACATCGTTGGATACAGTTCTTTTTCAATGTGTCTATTTTTTCATTTTTATTTTTACAAGAAATAATATTGATTGTTGAGACAATATTTTCAATTTGTTGTTGTCCAAATATTGAGTTATATTCCTCGAGTTTATTTATATAAATATAATCTAAATCGAAGTCTAATATGGAAGATATATATGGCATCGTTTTTAATTTGGGATATTCTTGAATAATTTTATTCATTAATGTGGTTTGTATTCCCTTAAAATATTTACAAACAATATATTTTTCTGAATTTGCCAGCCGGCTTGTATTTGGCTTAACAATAAATACTTGTTTATATAAGGTTGATAGTAAATAGATGATATCTGAGGTTGTCTTTGTAAACACATCAAATATTTTTAATATAAAATGTCCATTAACTGCTTGCATAGAAATAGCAAAACTAACTTGCGCAAATAGTAACTTCGTCGCAAGCGTTTCTTGCTCATTAAAATCAATCGAAAAATCAAACCCGCCGTCTGCTGTTATTATTTCCATTTTATTATTATACGTTTCATAACAATACTGTAGATTTTCAACTTCTAATAAATCGCCGGTTCCCGTCGGTCCAGCTTCAATGGTAATGTTATGTGTATCTAACAGTTTTCGTGATTTATGCCATCCAGGAACGTTTGGATCACTGTTAAGTAATGTCATACCATAATAATGGTCATTACTGTTATTTCTTAGATAAGCAGTCGCTTCTATAAATCCACCGGGTCCTTCTGCCAGATGAAACGTGGTTATATTTTTATTGGTAAAATCATCAAATATGTGTAACAAGTGAGAGATTTCGATCATTTTATAAAATGACCTTGATAATGGTTTTAATTTACTAACAGAATGTTTTGTATTTGGAATCGTAGTATGAATAAACTCATATGGATTTGTATACTTTTTTACATGATCCCATGTATCATAGTCGGCGTCAATTTGCCGCTTTACATTATTCAAATAATAATTTAATGTGAGACTAATACATACATTTGGATTCGCCGCACATTTTAATGCGATTGAGTTTATACTATTATGTATTTCTGGTAATAAAAAAACACTCATTATATTATTAATATAACAAAACATATATTTAGATTGTTTTGTTATATAACGTTCATTCGTTTCAATGCCTACATACATGTATCATCACATCTTACTTACTATTGCTATTGCTATCAAGTTGTAACTTTAACTTACGATTCAATTTTTTAGGAGGTTTTTGTTTATCCGTATTTTTCTGGGTAGTTGCTGCAATTTCAGCATTATTTTCTTCAAGCTTCTCGAGTTGTGCTTGTACTTTTGAACTTCCAAGTAAGCTATTATATACAGACTGCGTATCAACATTTCTAACCTTTTTATAGATAAAGTAATTGTTATAGAATGAAATTTGTTTTTCTTTTGGGCTCATATTCATAGCTTGACCATATTCATGACGCTTCTTCGAATATTTTTTTACCTCACTTTCCATAAGTCCATATAGTTGCTGGAATGACCCAACACTTTCTGGTAAACCAAGCTCTGAACATTCAGTCCTATTTAAAACTACAAAACCATAATCCTCCATAAGTCTGTTTAGATATTCAAAATTGACTAAATATTCGCGAAACGTTTTATTTATTGATTCTTGATACACATCAATCGCATATCCAAGTGATGTTTCGTCATTGTCAAATCTGTCATGATCATATACTTTGGTAATCTGCCACATTTTTTTTCCATTTTGTAAGATCGATACGCTTTCACCAGATAATTTAGATCTTAATACATCAAATATAACTGATCCATTATAACATCCTCCTATAAAATAACCATTTAATTTCGTACAGTCACTAATATTTCTCAAAAAACTATTGATTGTTTGTTTACTTTCAAAGAAATAATGAAGTGCGAATTGACAAGAACTAATATTAAATCCCTCAGATGCTTTTCCATACTGCTTGTATACTCCTGCGCCTAAAATAGCCTTGTCTTTGGGACCTTCACCAAAGACAGCTCGAGTTACCTGTTTTGCTTGTTCTGTGTATAACGCGCTACCATCTCTGATATTCAATGAACTATTTCCGTAGACAAACAATGCTTGTGGCATGACCTTAAACTTTTTACGATAATTTAAGTAGCGCGCACATGCGCCGTCTATGCGATTTTCAATATTATCCTTAGATATATCAATACCAAACACAAATGATAACTTAGCCGCAATCCATTTTGGAAAATCACCACCTTTTCCAACCGCATAATCGATAAGAGTATCGCCTCGCTTAGACATAGCATTTATTAACATCTTTTTAACAAACAGATTATGAAAATCTCTTAACCCTTCCGTATCAGTCGTATTTGATATACGATTATAATATACATCGTCGTCTCCGAGTTCGGATGGTATATCTTCGCCGGTTCGAATCATTCGTTCGGTAATTGGATTATGTATTGAATACCAATTACTATTCGCAACGTGATACGCATTACCATATTGCTTAAATCCTCGTTTATATTCAGCCGTTTTATCATACCTGACACGCAATGGTACCCATCTCCATTTTTGTTCTCGTGATAGATCGTATCGAAATTCTACAATCACTCCATCATCAAATACTTCGCCTTCTTCTGTAAACAACCGTTTGTTACCACTTTGATCAGTTTGTAATAATACATTCGTAATACTCGCTTCAGCATCATACGGATTAGTCGGATAAAATGGTAAGGGTTTGTATGTTTCTTCGTTATCTTTATCTTCAACTGTCGGCAAATTATCATTCATAACATCCGCACAGGGATTTATATACCCGTGCTTTTTTTCATCAAACCCAACACGTAATACAAGCGTTTTATATTGTGAGATTTGATTATATGAATTTGTATTTGTTCCTTCCTGAAATATATTTCCAATCATATCATTCGAGCCGGAAGAATCTTTTTTTGTAGATACTAGAAAATCAATTGTATTATATTCAGATGGTTTCCATTTAAACGAATAGTCCCACGTATTTTTACCAAGTGGCCCAGCAACACCTTCTTTATCTGAACCAACTCCATAGTTTGCCGGAGTAAAGATAAGACCATCTATTTCATATTCATACAATCCTTGCTTTTGTTGAGATAGGATAGTATTACAACATTGGAATATATTTTGTTCTGGATTTTCTGCTTTAAAATTTTTATATTCAAATCTCATTGGCGAAATATTATCTCCAACAACTGATTTCGCATTTAAATTCTTTATAACATCTACTAGAGTTGGAAGTCGGTATTTTTCTAACACGATTTTTTTATCAGATTCATACGATGGTATAAACGCATTTGCTCTGACATCCTTTTTATTAACATAATATATGTCGAATGCGGCATATAAATTAATATATCCACCGGTTTTATTGTGTAATATATGTTCACCATCTAAAATCGTTTCAAACACCTTGATATTTTTAGTTTGGGCGCCAGTAAACTGAATGTTCATATTTGTATCGATTAAATAAATCTTTCCAATTTTATCTATAAACAATAGTTTTCTAAGTCCGTCTGCCTTTTCAGTTACAGTATAATTATTACGAATATTCGGCACATTTGAATCATCATTTACGGGCGTTATATTAATTAGTTGTAATGTAGCAGAAGATGGACCAATAAATAACTTTGGAACCATTCTCATATTTTCGTGATATGTATTCCCATACACTAATTTTAAATACTCATGTCCTACATGTCGAATATCCGTGTAAGAAATAGGATAATTGGTGTTTTGTAGACCAGACAACACGTATTTTATGACTCGTTTTAATGATTTCATTAATTTATTACTATCGTTAAACTCTGTTCCAACACCCACGTGTTGATTTAAAATTTCCAACTCAATTTCATATTTTTCAGGGTTATCTACTACATTAGACGATTGAAATGTATATTCTGGTTTGGACTTGTACATAGTGCGTCCTTTATACTCGACTTTTTCACCAGAATTATCTTTTACAATACTTAAATCTACGCGTACAGGTATATCTGGGTGAGTTAATGACACACGATTTATATAACGAAATGTTTTTTTACTATCTTCCCATGTAGATTTTATATTTTCAGCAAACGAACTAAACGCACTGATGTTTTTTTCCTTTTGGTAAGAGACTCTAAAGTTATAATCATCTACGTTGACTGGATATATCGGTTTATTATCAATTACTACATACGATTTCTGAGTGAACGTAGCACTAACATTATTTAATGAATTTGTATAACAATACTTTTGTATATTATTCATTCCGTTTATTTCCACTCTAACATTGGACATTTTAGTAGCGCCCGACTTCTTATCGATATACTCACTCTGCATTTTCAATGTATAGGCATTTATATTTTCTATTTGAAAACCCACCGATTTAAGTTTTTGAATTACGTTATCAAAGTCAATTTTAGAAATAGGGTTAATTCCTCTTGTACCAAAACGTAGTTCTAACTCCGACTCACCATCACTAGTGTCGGTCACATTTTCTAAATATTTATTTATAATATCATCAAATTGCTGTTGAGAACTCATTTCAGACATTTGGTTGTATATATACTCCAACATATTATTTTATATTTGTTTCAATTTTAATTAAAATACGCCTGATAACAATGATTACAACATACTCAATATAGTTTGATACATGATTGGTTTTGTCATGGTAGTACAATCAATATGTAATTTATTACAAATGCTGGCTAATTCATCTGATTTATAATTTGAAATAGCCTTTAATGGTTTATCTAAATTTTCTAGTTTCCAATAATATGTGCGATAATAAGCCAAGTTTTCTTTTGTTACGTTTTGCTTTAATCCATACGTGTTAAGTTTTTTTTCGATAATATATACTGGATTGGTATCATTTGTAATCATTTCATAATATTTCTTATTATCAATAAAAAAAATATTTATTTGGAATATATTACACAATGCTTTGATTGTGTTCATAGATATTTTTGGATTGTTCGCTAATTCATCTTCTACAACTTGCTTACTAATTTTTAAAGGTTTTAAAATGTCCTTTTTCTTTCTAATTTCTTCGATCCAATTATATTTAACTTCCTTCTCCTTTGTAAAATAATTACTAATAACTTCGTACTCTGACAATCCATGTAATGTTACAAAAAAACACCAAAATAGTTGATCTTTTTGAGTAGGGTAAAAAATATTATCAGTAGAATCCATAATATTTTTTTTCTGTATAGGTGCTTCGCGCTTTTTAGACTGAGTCATCATTTCTGGATATTTTGCTATATTTTTTGATGATAACATATATGGCGCAAGATTATTGATAAATTCGTACATAAACTCGTTGTTAGGCATTTAAACTTAATGTACTGGTGTCTTTATTATCTTTAAAAAATGTATTTGATAGCACATCCTTTTGTATCTCAATATCATTTAATTGCTTTTCTTGTTTTTGAACATATTCAAGATACGATACTAATTCTAAAATTAAATGCTTGTTTATGTTTGTCAAATTAACAAATACACCGTTTTTATTCTCATTCAGTGTACATGTTCCGGATGTTTTTAAAAGTCTTAAAATCTCGATTTGATGAAATTTACTTAGTTTTTCAATACGTTCTTTTAATTCGGTTAGATTTACCATTTAACATATATATTATATATCCTTTTATATCTTTTACATAACTTGTTTTAGTTTATCACATATAGTTTATATCTCACATATTCTTAGGCATTACCAACTTACCTATCACACTTACATGTTCATCGTTTAACTCGTATCTTTGTCCGATTACACTAATCGTGATTTCATCCTTTTCTTTTACGTTATTAAATAACTTATTGTTAGAATGGTGGTCTCTACTAACATAGATTACAACAGGTGACTTATCTTCTCCGTTTATTAACGCACGAATACCCGCCTGAGTGATATTATTTACAGTACATTTAATCAACATTCCTTCCACAGGACAACATACTAAACATTCAAATACAACTTCGAATACGGCTTGATCTTCTACTAGAATTCCGCTTGAGTAAGTTAGTATTTTAGTTGAATTGGGCTTGATAAACCCTTCAATGCTACATTTTCCTTCTATGTCACGTTTTATAGTACTTTCTATTGTATCCTTAATATTTTTACCTATTTTATTAAACGGTATATGTATTTTTCGTGTCAACAAATTATTCATATATACACCGACTTCTTTTTTTTTACGATAATCCTTTTTAACGATTGTGGTATTCATCACTATTATAATAATAGGATATTCTTTATTTATATTAATTCAATTTTAATTTAAAATGAAATCTTTTCAATATTATTTACGACTGCTTCTTGAAAATTAACGAACCATCTTACATCGTCCTTTTTTACCTTGTCAAAATATCGTAACGTTAATTCTTGAATAATACAAAATTCTATTTTATTACGCCCCTTTGTATTCTCTGTCGTATACTTATTATTACCTAATATCGTATTTAAAAGTTTAATTGTCTCCGCCTTACCGGCTTGATCACATCTAGCTCCTTTACTTCTATTATCTGCCATATTTTTAACTTTGAATATATTAAATTCTGTTTTAAAGCTACCAGTAAACCCTACATACATGTTATATTTATTTTTCGGAATGAGTATTTTCTTTATCTCCGTGGCTAAATCGGTATAATCCTCCTGCTCACCATTTGTCCACGCACTGTCTCCTTTTATTAATAAAAACTGCTTATTTTCTTTAGGTACAATCAATCCAACGATCCCCTTATTTTTTAATAATAACGAATCGTAGTATGATTTTATTTTATTTTCAAACTCGGATAGTTCAGCCGTATAATATAGATAGTTCAATACATTTGTTGTCTCTTCAAAGTTTAAGTATTCAACGAGATGGTGAATTATAAATTCACTATATAACTCGTCGTTTATATTCAAATTATTTTTCAAATATCCAGTATGTCTTAACATCGAGGCAAATACATACCAATTTTCTTCACCTCTATCTACTGTGATAACATCTTTGTTCGCAATATCATAGGTTTCCTTCATTTTTTTAATGTTGCTATTTTGTTCAATATTATCCGCGTTTTGTACATCGATTGTTTCCTTTATTTTTAATGGTCCCTCTACAATAGTTAATGGATATATTATCTTTTCATGCTTATAGTCAATTGGATTTCGTCTCTCATATACACTAATATTATCGTTGTTAAGTTCAATCGGTTGAAATAAGTAATATTCATCTATATTTCGTAAATGTCCTAGTCTATCAAATATGTCGGTCAAATATTCGTTTTGGTCTTCTATTAATATAGTTAAGGCTGCGTTTATTTCCTCCAATGAATAATTTTTTACTATATTTATTTCACTAATCAATGTATCCTTTTTATAAAACACGCGTTTTTTGAATAAGTCGCGAATTCGCTGTATAATTTTTTCCGTATTCATCAATATAAAAGTTTCATTGTATGTATCCATCTTAATATCATCCGCGGTAATTGATTTGAATGGTTTACACTTAAAATCACACGTATCCATGTAATCACATGATACGGTTTTTGCTTTATCGCCAATCGGGTAATCTATTACGATTTTATTTGACAATCTTTGCTTTACTATCGTATTCATATTTTTTTCAGTGAAATTCATTTGTTCAATGTTTAATATACAATCTACTGACGACTCTTTTAATATTCTACTGACTCTTCCAATCTGTATTGCCTTTAATTCGGCTAATCTATATATATATAAATCTGCGGCTTCCTCCTCTATATCCGTCAGCAATGTTCCATATAAAAATATTTCTACGTTTCTCTCTACAAACGCTAATTGTTTATGACTACATGTTCTTACTGCGCGTCCAATAATTTGTTCAATTAAACTTAAATTATACCACGGTTCTAATATATGGACCTGTCGTAAATTTTTAAAGTCAATACCCTCTGAACCAGTCATAGATATAATAACTACCTTAATTTTTTCGCCATTCTTATTATCGTCATCTGTTAAATTTTTTAAATCGTATACTTTGTCAGGTGATAATGCCTTGTCTCCGGTAATCATAGTGTAAGTCGCCGGTTTAAATTCATCTGGATTTTCCATTTGATCTTTTGTTCGATAGGTTAAAGCGTCAATTTGTTTTGTAGGAGGTGTTTTAAATAAATTGGATACCTTGGTTCCAAACCGGGTAAAACCTAGTGATTCTAATGCTAATGCGACTGGAATAACTCCGCCATCTATAAATTGACTATATATTAATACGATACCGTCTGAATTGATAATATTATCCATAATATTTTTTATTTTCGAACTATAATTACCAATTTTGTCTGGCGAAAAGAAATCACCATGTTCATTGTTCTTATACTCAAAATTCTTTTTAGTAGGCGGATTGGACGTTTCCGTATATTTCATAGTTTTATTTAAACCTTCACTTCCGAGTAATACCTTGGAATCGAAATTGGTCGTTCCTTCATCTAACGCTTTGCTCGGATACACCATGTTTAATGCTAGTAATGGCTTCTGAAGAATCGTGTAACCAAATGAATCCATGTTTTCAAAACTAGGAAACCCGTCTGCCGTTTTTCCAGCATTTTCTTTGATTTTATTTATGATATATTTATACCCTTTCTCTTGATATGTACCACATAAGCTAACATATACATCTACATGTTCTAATGGTTGGACAATTGGTTTACCATTAATTTGTTTCCTTGGATATGTTAACTCTTTAAATGTATTTTTAGTAGAAAATTGTGATGGAAATATACGATATGGAAATGTATATGGATTTTCACCGCGTACAAAAGATACATAGCCGGTTGCTTTTCTTCGTAAAATTTCCTCTCCAATATTTTTTCCATTCGCATCAATTAACAAATTTCCATTTTTATCAAAAATATCACCGAGTTCTATTGTAGACCGACGATCATTTAAATTCATGACGTTTAATAACCATACGATTTCTTTATAGCTATTATACATTGGAGTTGCTGACAAAAACAATAAACGCAAGTTGTCTACATACTTTACTAATTTAAATAATTCGTTCGCAACACGTTTATCTTGTGTATCATCACTGATTCTTATATTATGTATCTCGTCTATAATTATCAAGCGATTGTTAAAATGTTTTTTTAATTTACGTATCATTTCCATATGTTTCTTTTTCGGATTATCTTCCTCTACTTCTGATTTTTTCATTATAAAATTCGCGAACTCTGTATATCCCAGAAATAAATATGACAAATTGATCAATCGATTTATTTGCTTGGTCACCTTTTCTTTTGACAACCCTTTCATATTCATTGGATTTATTTCTCTAAGATATTTATTTCCAATACATGCTCTTAAATTCCATAACCCATCTACTAACTTTAATTTACGATCATCAAATAATTGTAATCTAAAGTTCTCTTGTACATTTGGTGATGCTACAACAATTATTCGTTGACTAATACCTAATTGATTTAGATACGTTCTCATTTCCTCCGCAACTGTAATCGCACTACACGTTTTACCTGTTCCTAACCCATGATATAACAATAAACTGTTGTACGGGGTTTGAAAACTTAAGAAATTTCTTACAAATACTTGATGTGGTGCTAATTCAAAATCAGATTCACATAGTTTTTTTGCTTGATCTTCTATATCGTATATAGTACCGTCATATTTGGTGTCATTAAACTCCTTTTTTTCTGCGATTTTGATATTAAATTCAGGATCATCCATGGATGGATATAAATTGTTATATCGTTTCTCATCTTGTGAAATAACTTGTTGATCCAGTACTTCCTTTTTCATTAAAAATGTATTGAAGTCATTGTCGTCTAAATCAATCTTGTCAAAGTTTACTTTATATACGTCTTCAATATTGTCTGTTGTTAACTCTGGTATTAGTTTTTTAATTTTCAACTTGGCTACTTTTTTTTTTGATGTTTCCATAATACTTATATATTATCAATATAATCTATATTGTTGTAAAACATTATTCACTTTGTTTAATATATTTAATTTTTCTAAATTATAGGGTCTGATTTTTTGTATACACTCTTCGTATGACATCCACTTTATTTCACTTACTTCCGTTTCTTGAAATTTATTCACTGGTACAATATCATTTGGTATATGTCCTAAAAAATATTTGTGTTTGTATGATTTCATATTTGATCCAGTAAAAATCTCTTCATATGGAATAATATTCTGAACAATTACTACATTTGATTTTAAATATCCAGTTTCCTCTTCGAATTCTCTTAAAGCACAATTTAAATCTTTTTCTTGGTAATTTCGTCTTCCCTTCGGGAATCCCCATTCTGTTTCTAGCCAATCTACCGTACTATTCTGTATTATACTGTCTAAATTATATTCCAATTTATCAATTACGATACCATTCTTTAGATTGTAAAATTTATCTCTAGATATCTTTTCCTCACCTCTATATTGTATTCCTATTTGATCGCCCCACAAATACTTCCATAATGTGTCAAATGAAGACTCACGTATTTTTTGTTTTTCTTCTAGTGACATTTCATTAAAAATGGTTAATAAATAATTATAATTGTTTACTGGATATTTTCCTCTTATAAATTCTACAAAACCTAAACTATGCTTTCGTCTAATCATTAAGAAGTATTTCTGATTATCAACTACTTTAAATACGATAATTCCAATACTCGTAATTGGGTGTTTACATGTATGACTCATATGGCCACTTTTTCCACAATTAGTACAAAAATTAAATGATGGTTTTAAATTCATAAAAATTTACTATATGTTAAAATGACTATCTTTTTATATTGTTTTTACGTAATGACAGACAAAATGTTTGATCCAGCTGTATGGGGTCCACATTATTGGTTTTTTTTAATGACACTCGCAGTTTCATATCCATTAAAAGCAAACGAGGTCACGCAGAAGAAATATTATGATCTCATCAGCAACTTCCCGTTATTCATTCCTCACCCTAAAATAGGGAATAAATTTAGTGATTTGATAGATAAGTATCCCGTCTCTCCTTATTTAGACGGAAAGGATTCGTTTATCAAATGGGTTCATTTCATTCACAATAAAATTAATGTTGAAATTGGAAAAGATGAAATGACGCTAACCGAAGCATTAGATACATACTATACCTTGTATAAACCAAAGGAAATAATACTGAGGGAGCAGATAAAGTATCGGAAAAAGCTGGTGTTTGTTACAGTGTTAGTCGCTCTGCTATGCGGCGGTTACTATTTGTATAAAAAATAAATCTCTCAACTATATACACCTTTGGACATATTCAACTAATCATACTATTTACAAAAAAAAACTTTATAAATATTATATGAAACTAGAATTATTAATTTTAGCAATAACTGGATTTTTAATAGTAAATACATATCATGATGGAAATTATGTTAAAATATTACAGTCTTGGCAAAAATATTTTAAAATGGCCGGCTATGCTTTTGCTGGGCTCAGTATATACGTATATTTAAAAAAGAATCCAAACGAATCGCATGATATACTCCATCAAGCAACCAATATTATAAAATATATACCTAGTGCGAAATCTTCATTAGACGTATTAACGCCATTCATGGATTTTACAAATAAAACACCCTTTATGCCTGAAAATCAAACACAAATTCAGCATGTGAATCGAATTTTAGAATCTGGAAAAAAAAGTACTAAACGATGCGTTAGTGAGACGAAAAAGAAGTTCGTAGCCTCCCAACAAGGCTGGAATTGTGGTAATTGTAAAAAACAACTGCCAGCATGGTTTGAAGTTGATCACAAAATACGGTTGGAAAATGGTGGATCTAATCATGTGGATAATTTAGTAGCCCTATGTAGGGACTGTCATGGCAGAAAAACAGCGATGGAAAACCTGTAATTTATTTCTAACCATTTATTAATGACAACAGCCACAAAAAATACCTCTAGTATATCAAATTCGTTAGTTTTACCGCCTATATATAACAACACGACTGCCAACATGTTTGATAATGTAATAAATGGTATTAAGACGGCATGGAATTATATTTCGTATTACGTATCAAATAATATGCTAGAAACCATTTTCATTTTAGCTCTGATTATATACTGTATTTTAGTCACTCTGTTTTTTTCAAAAAACCCATATGATATTATTAATGGAGAAAATGGGGGCACCAGTATTGTAATTGCGTTGCTTGGCGGGTTTTCAATTGTATTGATGTTTATATTTTACAAGCAAAAGAAACAAATACTTGATACGAATGAGACAGCTAATGGTACTAGCTTTATAGGTAAGGTGTTTTCTATATTACTATACACCGTGTTATTTGTTGGATTATACTATGGTATATTTATCTTTGGATCACATTACTATAATTTTACATCGATATGTATGTATATTATAAATATATTGATTGTTATTTCATTACTAACAATTATACTAAAATATTTTATTCATGATATAAACGAACCTGCTGATAAATCCAAACCAGCTTGGATTCAATATATCATAACCACGATAACATATATACCACAACATATATTAGAGTTCATTGATTACGTTAAATTACAGTACGACATTACAACACGACCTATAATAATACTTTTAGTGGTTGAAATAATATTAATCGCGTCTTATTTTATTTTGCCATGGGGTATGAATCATATCATGACACATGACGCATCGCAACTATTACAGACGCCCATTAACTTGAACAAAAATACTCACTTGGGTACTTTCAAAGATATTAATTTTGTGAATGAACATTTTAACTATCATTATGCTATATCTGCGTGGGTTTTCATTGATTCTTTCCCGCCTGAAACAAACCCCAACTATGATGAGTATACGTCAATATTAAATATTGGCGACAAACCTAACATACTGTTTAATGTACGCAAACACAAGTTAAAAATTAAACTAACTACGCAAGGGCATAATGAACTCGTATTGTTTGAAACCACACAATTTAAATTACAAAAATGGAATAATATAGTTATTAACTATGACGGTTCTACCCTTGACATTTTTATTAATAATGAGTTAGTATCAACTACACCGGGCGTTATTCCGTATAACGCAAATACCATTATTACTTCTGGAACTGTAAATGGCATTCTGGGTGGAATTTGTAATGTAATGTATTACAAAAATAGTCTCTCAAGAAGCAAAATAAACTGGATTTACGATTCGGTAAAACAATTTAATCCTCCTCTTCTTTAGAAAATTTCTATTAATATAATATATATTATGTCTGTTACGAATATTGTTATTGGAGTCATTGTCGTTGTATTGTTAATACTATTAATTAGATATATATTTGGCTCAACTACTAAATTAACCGGATTAAAAGATGCCAAGGTCGTTACCCAGATCTCATCGAATGATTTAAATCAAACTAATTCGTCTAATTACGCATACTCCGCGTGGATTTACATTGACGACTGGAGCTATCGTTATGGCGAACCCAAGATTATTTTAGGAAGATTAGATAACAGTTTAGAACCATCTCCATCCATTGTTTTAGGAGCCATTGAAAACAACCTTACAATTCAAACAACCGTCTACCCGTCTTCATCTACTACATCTGGATCTACTCATAGCTGTAATGTAGCGAATATTCCTATTCAAAAATGGGTCAACATAATTATCAGTCTATATGGAAGAACTTTAGATGTATATATCGATGGTAAATTAGTTCGCACGTGCGTATTGCCAGGAGTTGCTAAAATAGCCAAAAATGCACCGATTTATATCACTCCTATGGGCGGGTTTTCAGGATACACTTCCAATGTTAATTATTATAATGATGCTCTTAATCCACAGGAAGCATATAATATTTACAGACTAGGCTATGGCGGATCTGGCATTAACTTCCCATACAGTGTGAAATTAGAATTTTTAAAGGATGGACAGCGACAAGGGGGAGTTGAAATGTAATTATATTCTAAATATCTTATATATAATATATAGATGTCTGAATATGGAACTATTTCATCTGGCGCATGGGCCTTTGATAACTTCAGAAGTAATAAAATTGTAGATGGATCTACTGAATTTTTAGAATCAAACAGTTTAGTAGCAAAAGTAGCCTTTCTTTTGTTAGTTTTAGTGGTATTTGTAATTTCGATTCGTTTAGCTACACAGTTTTTAGCCTGGCTGTTCACGTTTAACAAGTCACCTTATTTATTTAGCGGCATGGTTGATGGAAAAACTATGATACGCATTCCACAAGATCCTTCGTTGAATAACTCAATTACATTAATGCGATCAGATAACCAAGACAACGGGATCGAATTTACATATTCAGTTTGGTTATTTATCGATGACTTAGTCTACCAACAAGGGCAATATAAACATATATTCCACAAAGGAAATGATAACATAAATTATACAAATGCGCCAATTGGTATGAACGAGCCAAATAACGCACCTGGATTATATCTTGCTCCCAATACGAACGCATTAGTGGTTGTTATGAATACGTTTGATAATATACAAGAAAAAATAACGATTGACGATATTCCTCTTAACAAATGGGTATGTGTTCAAATTCGGGTTACAAACCATCAATTGGATACATATATCAACGGTAAATTAGCTAAGCGATTAATTTTGAAGGGTGTACCAAAACAAAATTATGGTGATGTGTTTGTTGCTATGAATGGTGGATTTTCTGGATATATGTCCGATTTAAGATATTTTAATTCAGCTTTAGGAACTGCTCAAATACAAAATATAGTAGACGCTGGTCCAAATCTTAAAATGAATAGTCCTAGTATGAATACCGGTGCGCCCTCCTATTTATCTTTAAGATGGTTTTTTATGGGAAACAAAGATGCTTATAACTCATAGATATACTTTATTTTCATAGTATTCTCGTGAATATAATAACAATTTTATAAATTATTATTATATATCAACAGATGTCAAATATATTAAATATAACAGACACACCGTTAGATGTTGATGTAACATTATACATGTCTTTTTTCCAATATAATGATGGAACTATACGAAATCAAATGGGAGTAAATAATACTAACATTTCCCTTTCTTTATTGTCACCGAATGATGGTTCCGGTAATTATTCTTATACTATTATTAGTAAACCGTCGTTTATAGCTGTCAACGACACATCATATGCTACTAATATTATGTGTAATTGTTTAACTGACATATCTAACAATAATGTACCTATTACATATACGCCATATGAATTATCTGGCAACGCCGTAAACTTTAATTGGATCGGTTATCCTTATACTGGAACGAGTAAATTTTATGTTTCAGTACATGGTAATGACAACATAAACGGAGATATCACTACTTATGGCGAGATTGTACTTGATATGGCATATAGTAAAAATAGTGGATGTGATACAGGACCCGGCCCTATTCCGCCTAGAGTTTGGTCAAGAGCATCACGCGATTGTCCTGATTTAAGTGATTCATTTATAAATGGACAACCAATTACATACGATGATTTGAGCGAAAAACGAAAAGCGGTTATATTTCAATATAAAAACAATAGTGCCGGATTTTCACAGAAACAGTCGTTCTCACGTGTGGCTAGAGGTTTGGGGAAACTTGGGAAGAAGACATATGCTACCCAAAGTGATACTTATACAAATGCGAATATACATAATTTACCCGTTAGCGCAAATTCTACCATATTATGCCCTGGCTTTTTTAAAAACTGGGCATACACAAATCAAAATAATGTGCCTGGTCCTGTACGACGAATTACGAATTATCAAAACGTCCCATTATATAATTATAAAAACCAACGAACATTTTCGTCTGGCGGGAATAAATGGCCTCAATTTGGTCCATATCCACGATCGAATAGTATGATGTCCAATGTACAATATATTGCGAATGAGCCTGCGCCACAGCCTGAAACTAAGACTGAACCTGAACCTAACACTGAACCGGATGGTGACACTGAACCTGAACCACAACCTGAGCCTGAGCCTGAGCCTGAGCCTGAGCCTGAGCCTGAGCCTGAGCCTGAGCCTGAGCCTGAGCCTGAGCCTGAGCCATATAGCATAGTGCCTTCTAATTATAATATTATTGCTTATGAAGGTTTTAATTATTCGGATCAAACACAACTCGGTATACCGTGGCCTGGTACTGATATGGTTTGGACATTTTCTACGTCTTTATACGGAGGTAACGGATGGAGTGGTGGATGGGTAAATACAAGTACTCCTCTCAACAATAATGGTTACCTAAACGGATGTTTGAAGATACAGTCCCCTTCACTAACGTATCAGAATATAAATGTAGTCGGTAATAGCCTTACGTATGGTTATAGCGACCCGTCTAACCCATCTATACAATGCTCGGCATCTAGATCACTTCCAATTCAAAATACTGGCATTGTATATGCTAGC